CGCCGTGGTTCCTTGTACTGGACAGGTATTCACCCAGAAGTTTCACACGACCTTCGTGCAGAAACCGGAAACATGGGCTGGAACTTCGTTCACGCACAAACATCTCCAGCTGCAGACAAGATTTGGGCAGGAGAAATCGGAGACTACGAAGGTGCATTCTTCGTTGAATCCCCACGTCTTTACAATGCTAAGTCAGGTGCAGACCAGACAGCACTCGCAACAACCGCTGTTACCGTTGCAGGTACCTCAGCAGGCTTCACCTTCGGTGTTGCTTCTTCTTCCGTCATCGCTTCTCGTGCAGAAGTTGGCGACAAGATTGCTGGAACTGGCATTGCTTCAACCGCTAAGATTGCTGACATCAGCACCACTGGCGATACCACAACCATCACCGTAACTGTTGCTAACACTGGTGCAGTTTCTGCAACCACAGTTGTTACTGTAACTCCAGTTACCCGTGTATTCGACACAATCGTGTGCGGCGCTCAAGCTATGGCAGAAGCTGTTGCTGAAGAACCACACATCGTTATCGGTAACGTAACTGATAAGTTGATGCGCTTCCGCCCAATGGGCTGGTACGGCGTACTCGGCTTCGCAGTCTATCGTGACGAAGCGTTGTATCGCATCACCTCTGGTTCCTCAATCGCTGCTCTCTAGTTGATTGACTCTGGGGGATAGGGCAACCTATCCCTTCGGGGTGAGTTCATTAGAAAGGGACTTTATGACAGAATGGCTTTTTAAAACCCCAACCGTAGAGGAAGGGCCAGCAGGTGAACACCGTCTGTTCTCCTTCTATAAGCTTGACAGAGGTATTACAATAGTAAAGAATCCAACTGGTAGTTACGCACAGATTCGCTACCCAGTTGACGATAGCTTACTATCCTACCCAGAAGTATATCGTGGTGGGTATGAGTACACAGTAGATGATGCTACTCGTGAAGCTCTTATCAATGGCAATGTTGGAGTTACGACGGAGAACTTTACACAACTATGAAACATTGGGAACATCATCCTGAGCCGGTGGACGGATGCTTTGGGTGTAAGGGCCTAAGCATACAGATGAATGCAGGAGACGCTGATAGTCGTAAGCAGATGACTAACAAAGCGTTTAACAAAGAATTGGATGCCTACAAAGAAGCTAGAGCACAAGGCATTCAACCAGCAGGAACTTCTATGAATAAAATTCAGGAAGCGGTAAAGGCTAGCGAGACATTAGGCCGAGCATATGATGCAGGCAAGATGCCGCCAGCTAAAGCAATCAATAAAAAATCAGCAGCGGTAATGAAAGAACTAGGAGTATAATATGCCAAAAGTAGGCAATAAGAAGTTCCCTTACACAGCTAAGGGCAAGAAGGCAGCTAAGGCTTATGCTATGGGCGAAAAGATGGAGTCCAAGGCTGAGAAGAAAATGGAAGCCAAAAAGGGTATGAAGAAGATGGCTGCCAAGAAAGCAAAGAAGAAGTAACATGGCCAACAGTCCAGCAGGGCGCTTTGCTAAGTATGTAGCAAATGTCGCTAAAGAATATGCAACATGGGATGCCAGCAGAACGGATGAGAATACTGGTCAGTTCTATGGCGCTCTATTCCAGGGCCGTCGCTATGACAAGAATGGTAACTTGGTAGAAAAGAAGAAAAAGAAATGAAGAAGGCAGCAGCTAAGAAGAAGGTGGCTAAGGTAATGCGTGAGTTCAAGAAAGGCGAACTCAACATTGGTAAGTCATCCAAGAAAGTAAAGTCTAAGAAGCAGGCAGTTGCTATCGCCCTATCTCAAGCAGGTATGGCTAAAAAGAAAAAGAAGTAATGTCATCGGGCAAGTATAAGCCGCATCGCAAGTTCAATCCTATTCAGATTAAGGATGGCTATGTAGTGCGGCTTAGAAAAGATGGCAGAGTCAAAGCAGTACTAGGAAAGTATGGTGAGTATGGAAAGCAAAAAGCGTGACCCACGCTTAGCTCGTGCAGGTGTCTCTGGTTTCAACAAACCAAAGCGCACCCCTAATCACCCGAAGAAGTCACACGTTGTTGTGGCTAAAGTAGGGGACAAAGTAAAGACTATTCGTTTCGGTGAGCAAGGTGCAGAAACTGCTGGCAAGCCAAAGGCTGGAGAGTCTGACAGAATGAAGAAGAAGCGTGCATCATTTAAAGCACGCCATAGCAAGAACATTGCCAAAGGCAAGATGTCTGCTGCTTATTGGGCTGACAAGGTGAAGTGGTAATGTCATACACCAAACCTGAACTCAGAGAGCGTATCAAGAACCGCGTACTTGCTGGCACAAAAGGTGGCAAAGCGGGGCAATGGTCTGCTCGTAAGGCTCAGATTGTAGCACAAGAATATAAGAAGGCTGGCGGTGGTTACACCGGTGCCAAGACTAGCAAGCAAAAGTCTTTGTCCAAGTGGACTAAAGAAGAGTGGGGAACCAAGTCTGGTAAGCCAAGCACTCAAGGTTCTAAAGCTACAGGTGAAAGATATCTGCCAAAGAAAGCAAGAGAGAAACTCTCTGCTGCTGAATACGCTAAGACATCAGCTAAGAAGCGTGAAGACTTGAGCAAGGGCAAGCAGTTCTCTAAGCAACCTAAATCAATAGCAAAGAAAACTTCGAGGTATAGATAATGGCAACAGGTACAGCAGGTAGTTCATTTACTAGCGAGCTTAATCGCTTAGCTAATGGTGGCACATACCCATCGCTACTCAATTATGTAGCACCTACTCAGGCTGCTAATGTATACGCAGGAACTACTGGACTGGCCTTAATTGCTGCCCTCAATAAGAAAGCCGATGCTAACCGTCAACCTAATAACTACAAAGCTCTTGGCGGTATCTGCAATGAACTTGCAGGAACAACAGACTTATCCCCGACTGACGCTTTAAGGAGCATTAACCTGTGACAACACTTGGCTCAATGATTGATGAGGTTTTAATCAACCTCTCAGGCTACACATACCAGCAGGACAGAAGCACATACCTGACGGCTGCAGTCACCACATTAACTTCTCCTAGTTCCTCGCCAACGATTCTGAGCCTTGGCTCAACTGACTCAGTAGGTAAGGGTATCATTGAAGTTGACGAGGAATTGATGTGGATTACATCCTTTGACCGTGTAGGCAACACGGCAACTATCGCGCCATACGGACGCGGATATCTAGGCACAACTGCTGCTACCCATGCTGTTGATGCTAAGGTTACTATCTCTCCAATCTTCCCACGCTATGTAGTGAAGCGTGCTATCAACGACACTGTCCGTGCTATGGGCACACAGCTTATGGTGATTGGACAAACAACATTTACATTTAATCCATCGGTTACAACATACGAGGTAACAGACTCGGGCGGTAGTCTGATTGAAAATATCCTCAGTATGTCTTGGCAGGATATTGGGCCAAGTCAAGAGTGGATTCCGGTTCGCCGTTGGACATGGGACGCAAAGGCAGAATCTGCAACATGGGGCAACAATGCCCAGACAGTTACCATAGGTGACTATATCACAGCAGGTCGCACTGTTAAAGTAAACTACTTGAAGCAACCATCTGCAATGTCTAACACATCAGATGACTTCACAACTACCACAGGATACTCCGAGACTGCTCGTGATGTTGTAGTCCTTGGTGCAGCTTACCGACTACTTACATACCTTGACCCAGCTCGTGCTAGCCAGATTAGCCCACAAGCTGATGAGATTGATGCTAAGCGCTCCTTTGGCTCTGCCAACTCCGCTGCTCGTCAAATCTTTGCACTTTATCAACAGAGACTCAAAGAAGAAATATCAGCCTTCCAGGGTCAATTCCCAACCCGAGTTCACTACAGCCGATAGGAACATAGATGACAACACGCCAATACTCGTCCCGTAGCCAGCAGAGTACGCTGACTGGAACAATCACATCGGGTGCAACCTCGATGACAGTTGTTTCAGGAACTACTCTACTAGGTGGTGTGACAATCCCTTCTGGTCGTACCTTCACATTGGTAATCGACCCTGATACCGCCCTTGAGGAAATTGTAGATGCCACGGCGGTAGCCACTAACACCTTTACAATCACTCGTGCCATTGACGGCTCATCGGCACAGGAACACTCAGCGGGTGCAGTAGTTCGCCACATGGCAATCGGCCGTGACTTCCGCGATGCTAACCTACACGCTGAAGCCGACGCTTACTACAACGATGGCTCAGGTACCGGACACACAATGCACGGCATTGGCTCCGGCGAAGGTGTTGTTGTTGGTACACTTAAGTCACAAACTCTTACCAATAAGACTCTTACAGCACCAACAATTTCTGACCCAACAATTACAGGAACAGCTTCTGCTGGAGCAGTCCTAGTATTTGAAGGTACTACGGCAGATGCCTATGAGACTACCCTGACTGTAGTTGACCCAACACAGGACAACACAATCACCCTACCTAACACAACAGGTACGGTAGTCATTGTAGATGCAACACAGACTCTGACAAATAAAACCTTGACGAGTCCTGTATTATCGGGTACGCCAGTAATTACAGGTCTGTCCTCAGCAGGTATGATTTCATCCTCTGCTACCCCTAAAGATTATGTAGATAGCATTCTAGGCTCAGCAACGGCTGCAGCAACCTCAGCAGCATCGGCTGCTACAAGTGCTGCCTCTGCCGCTACAAGTGCCTCTAGCGCGGCTACAAGCGCTTCTAACGCCCTAACTAGCGCCAACAGTGCATCTACCTCAGCCACAGCAGCAGCCACCTCTGCAGCCTCTGCAGCGACTTCTGCTACGGCAGCAGCAACTTCTGCTACTAGCGCTGCAGCAAGTGCAACTACGGCTTCTAACTCTGCCGCTGCAGCAGCCACATCGGCTACTTCGGCTGCTACTTCAGCCTCATCTGCTTTAACTTCTGCTAACAGTGCTGCAACTTCTGCTGCATCTGCTGCAACCTCTGCTTCTACTATGGCAGCCAGTGTTGC